CTGCTCCCGGTGGTCGACACGGGTGAGGCGTCCGAACAGACAGGCCAGGAGGCAGCGTGAGGACATTCGCAGACATCGTCGTGAACAGCACCAAGGTCTCGTTCGGTCAGGTGCTGCAGGTTCTCTTTCTCGCCGTCGCCGCCATCTTCTTCCTGGTTGTCGCCTGGGGGAAGGCCAAGTGGGGTGGCTGGCTCGGTCTCGGTCTGTGCCTCGTCGCCCTGGCGCTGCTGATCGGGATTTGGCCTTGGTGAGGATCAGCTCCAGGGATCCGGTCAAGAGAACGACGGGTCGTCGTCGTCGTCGTGAGGCCGAAGCACGGGGTGCCCGCGCCACCGATAAGCGCCAGAAGAAACGCAGCCCTGACGGCAAGAAGATCAAGCGGAAGAAGGACGACGACTACAGGCGCACGCTGATCGGTTACGTGGTCGAGGCACCGAAGGACCGCAAGTGACCCTCGACACGCTCGCCCGCGAGGCTCACACCGAGATCCGCCCGCTCACCCGCCAGATCCGCCGTGACATCGAGCGCCACTCCAACAGGCGTCAGTTCCACGACTGTGCCAGGTGCGGCGAGCTGATCTACCTGGTGACGCAGGGCTGCCTGGACAACGGCAGGGTGAGCCACCGTGCCTGCGCCGAGGACATCAACCGCAGGGTGGACGAGATCAACGAGGCCGCCACAAGGGATCGCCTGGAACGTGCGGGCCTCCAACTGCCGCCGAGGAGCTGAGCATGGGTATCGAGCACGTCTACTTCGGTGACCTGGTCAAGTCCGAGAAGGACGAGAACGGCGATCTGATCGTCTACGGCCGCGCTGCGAACCCAACAGTCGACATCGACCGCCAGGTGGCCGACCCCGAGTGGCTGAAGACGGCTATGCCCGCCTGGCAGACCTGGGGAAACGTCAGAGAGCAGCATTCGAAGATCGCAGCCGGCATCGGCATCGAATTGCAGGCCAAGGGCGACGACTGGTGGCTGAAGTCCGCCGTCATCGACGAGGGAACCGCCCGCAAGGTCGAAAAGGGCGTGCTCAAGGGCTACTCGATCGGCATCAAGGGCCCGCGGGTCGTAAAGGACGCCGCAGCACCCGGTGGGCGCATCGTCGGAGGCGAGATCGTTGAGATCAGCCTCGTCGACCGCCCGGCTAACCCCGATTGCCTGATCGACATCGCCAAGGCCGCAGGCGGCGACTGGCAGCCCGTCGACGCCGACCTCACCAAGTCCACCCACGGCGCATTCTCAGGCACCCACAACCACCTACACGATGCCGCCGGCTCGCAGGGTGAAGACGACGAGCACAAGCACAGCCACTCACACGACGACGACGGCGACCACGGGCACTCGCACTCCGCAGACAAGGCCGCCGACTCGGACAAGGTCGACTGCCCGACGTGTAAGGGCGACGGCAAGATCATGGGCAACAAGCGCAAGTGCCCCGACTGCGGTGGCGACGGCAAGGTGTCCCCGGCCAAGGCGAAGGAGCTGAAGTCCGACAAGGCAGCGACGCCCGGCGACGTGCTCGCTGCGATCGTGGAGCTCTCCGCTCTCGACCTGGAGTCCGCAGACGAGACCACGAAGGCCGTCGTCGCGGAGCTCGTTAAACGATCGTTCAACACCGGCCAGCGCAAGGCCATGGCCGCAAAGGGCCAGGCGATGGCAGGTGGAGGCTTCCCCATCGCAACGGTGGAGGATCTGAAGAACGCCATCCAGGCGATCGGCAGAGCGAAGGATCCCGCCAAGGCCAAGGCGCACATCAAGTCCAGGGCAGCCGCTCTCGGCAAGTCCAGCCTCGTCCCCGACTCGTGGAAGGCCGTAGACGCCGACCTCGACAAGGCGACCGACGACACCTGGACTCACGACCCGGCGCAACTGACCGCCGTACGTGACTCGATCGCACAGCTCATGCAGGCCGAGCTCGACGAGCTGATGGCAGGCGAGCCCGAGCTGTGGGACCTGTCAGACCTTTTGCAAACCCTCCAGCAGTTCATCTGCTGGTGGAACCACGAGGCCGCCGAAGGGGAAGTTCCCCCGCCTGGCCCAGACCAAGGAGACTCCGACATGGACGTCATCAATCTCGGCGTGAATCCCGACCTCGTGAAGGCCGCCACCGCAGACGGTGCGACCGACGACGACCGGGCCGCCGTGAAGGCCGACCTGCTCAAGTCGCTCGGCCTCGACCGCGAGTCACTCACCGAAGTCCTAAAAGAGGTTGTCCCAGACACCGTGAAGGGTCTGTTCGAAGAGCGCGACAAGGCGCTAGAGGAACGGCTGAAGCGAGTGGAGACGACACAAGCACCGGGTGGTCCTTTGACTACCCGTCCAGCCGCGGATGCCGAGAAGGCAACCAAGGCAGACCAACTCAGGGCAGAGATTGCCGAGTACCGCGCCTATGCGGACAGGATGACCGACCGCGAAGCGGCCAGCATCTACCGCACCAAGGCGGCTGAGGCACAGAAGGAACTGGCGACACTCGCCTGAGCCTTGACCTGAGTCCCACAAGATCCCTTCTCGTCCCATTGGAGGACAGCCATGCCTTTCGCGGCACCACAACTGACAGAGATGTTCCCCGACTGCTCGCCATCCGAGCGCGTCGAACGGTTCGACAGGTACAAGTCCGTGCTCGCGGACGTGCGCCCGCAGTCGCCCGAGCAGTTCGAGGCTCGCAAGGTGGGAGCCACAGCGGCCGACACCGCCAAGATCGACCAGGTCATCGCTTCCATGGAGGCGACGCTCGCAGAGAAGTCGGTATCGGCCGACGTTCTCGGCTCGATCGGTCAGTCGCTCGACGCCATGAAGGCGGTGCGAGGCGACCTCGTGAAGGACTGGTCGTCGGCCAGCCCGCTTGCGAGCGGGTATGTCGCCTACGACCTGCAGGCTCCCGCGAAGGAGATGTGGCCTCGCGAGACGATCCTCAGAAACGACCTCCCGCGCACCCAGGGTGTCGGCAAGGCGTCTCTGTACAAGCAGGTGACGGGCACCACGAACGCCGGTGTCGGCGGGGTGGCAGACGCCACGCCGTTCTTCAACTCGGAGTCCGCGACCACCACCTTCGGGTCGCTGTCGCTGCGTCGTCCGACGAAGATCAGCTATGCCGGTGCCGACCAGTCGGTGATTTACAAGGAGCAGGGGTTCAGCGACTCGGTGACCTTCCTCGCCGACTGGCAGTCACTCGGCTACCAGAACATGCGCCAGCTCTCCCAGACCGCCGCCTTGTGGGCGCTGTTGCTCGGTGAAGAGAAGTCGCTGCTCTACGGGCGTGGCTCGTCCACCGGGTTCGCAGGTGCCATCGCCGCTCCGACCGGAGTCACGTTCGCTGCCAACTCGGCGCTCGCGAACCCCGTCACCGGGCAGTCGCCGACCACCGTGGTCGGCAACACCGCCAACGTCGCCACCATCTACGTCTACGTGACGGCGAGCTCGGGCCGCGGACAGTCGGTCGCCTCGACCGTCGCATCGTCCACGACCTTCGCCGCCACCACGGGCAAGACGTCGATCGTGACGTGGACCGGCTCGACCGGCGCTCTCGGTTACACGATCTACGCCGGGACCACGACAGGCATCGCCAACGCCTTCTACATGGGCACCAGCCAGAGCACCACCTTCAGTCTGAGCTTCGGTGGCGCTGGGACCGGTGGTGTGCCGTCGACCGGCACGCAGCCGTCAGCGTCCGACACCTCTGCCGACGTGAACGCCTACGACGGGATGCTCACGATCCTCACGAACCCGGCGCTCGCCGGTTACGTGAACGCCGCGGGTGGTCAGGGCACGGGCGGTGTGTTCAGCACCACGAACCCCGGTGTCGAGTACCAGACCGCCTTCGAGAACATGTACTACAACGGAGGCGGCACCGGGCAGACGGCCTTGGCCAACCCTGACGTGATCTACATGTACGCAGGCGGTCGTGTGGCGCTCAGTGACCTGCTGAAGCAAGCGGGAGCCAACTACCGGCTCACGATCGACCAGGCAGACGTCGCCTCCGGCGTGACGCTCGGCTCGCTCATCACGGCGATCCAGAACGAGATCACCGGCAAGGTGCTCCCGCTCACGGTGCTCCCGTACATGCCGAAGGGGTGCTCGATCATCTACTCGAAGACGATCCCGGTCCCGCAGTCGGAGATCCCGTCGGCTGCCGAGGTCAGAAACGTCATCGACTACACCGCCATCCAGTGGGCGGACATCCAGATGACCCACGACATCTCGAACTACATGCTCGGCTCGCTCATCTTCTACGCGCCGCTGTGGTCGGGTGCTATCACCAACATCGCCAACTGAGCCATGGCGATCGTCAACCCGCCGTCGAAGCAGTGCCTGGGCATCGAGGTGAACGGGCGTAGCTACGACGTCGGCAAAGACGGGCGGTTCCACAACGTAAGGCCCGAAGACGCGAAGGCGATGGTGGCTGGCGGGGAGTGTTTCCTCGCCACCGCCACGCTCGCGTCGGGCACACGCGGGTGGCACTGTGCGAAATGCGACTGGCGGGCACTGATCAACCACTGTCCGAAATGCGGGAGCACGAAGCTCAAACGAGAGGGGTGAGCCGTGACGGTCATCGCCCCTTACACAGCGAGCTACCTGAACCGCATCCCGTACCTGACCGTTGCTGAGTTCCAAAACGGGGCGACCGGGCTCGACATCTCGAACCTGATCCCGCCACAGAACCTCGGTGGCGCCCAGGGATCGAACGTGGCGGCCCTGGCGGTGATGGCAGAGCTGATCGAGGACGCTTCGGCGATCATCGACGGGTTCTGCTTCGGCGCCTTCGGGACGCTCTGTGCGACCACCGAGATAGACATCGGCCGGATCCGCATGGCCCGCAACGGCTGGTTCAAGGTGCACACGAAGTTCTGGCCGGTGCTCGCCGTCAGCTCGTTTTCTGTCGGTCCGACGCCTGCTCAGTTGCAGTCGATCCCGCTCTCTACCGCCAACTGCTGGCCGGAAGAGCAGGGCTTCGTCGTCACCTCGAGCTATAACGCTCTGCCGTCGGTCACGAACTACGGCCCGCTGCAGTTCGGCGGCCCGGGGCTTCCCGGCTACGAGCAGTTCGCCCAGTGGACGTACACGAACGGCTGGCCGAACACGCTTCTGTCGGCCGACGCCACCGCCGGCGCCAGCTCGATCAACCTCATCAATATTGACGGCATCTACCCGGGCACACCGCTCAACATCTACGACATCCCGTCCGACGAGGCGATCACCGTCGCCGCCGGGTGGAACGGGTCGAACCCGGTGCCCCTCACGTCGGCGCTCCAGTACGCACACTCGACCGGCGTGAGTGTCACGGCGCTCCCGCGCACGGTCAAGCGTGCGTGCATCAAGATCGCAGGCTCGCTCATAAAGGCGAGGGGATCGGGCGGTCTCCAGCTCACCCAGTCGGGCGGCATCGAACAGGTGAAGGACGACCTCGCAGACGGCAAGGGCGAGCTCGAAAAGGCCCACGGCTGGCTCAGGCCCTTCAGAGTCGTCTACTAGCCGTGCCGAGGGCCACCATGCGCGCCGCTCTGGCGACGTATCTGCAAAAGGGCGTCTCCGAGCAGTCGATCCCGTACCTGTCGACCGTCTTTCCGCACTTCCCGAAGTTCACACCCGAGCCCGAGATGTATTCCGCCTACATCGCAGGCATCGGCACCGGCGTCGTCATCTACCTCCACATCGACGGCCACTCCGAGGCCCGCATCGCAGAAGGCGGCACCCACTCGGGCCGCAAGTTCCGCTCCTATGCGTTCGAGATGCGGTGCTACCTGAAGTCGACCAAGCCGAAGACAGAAGAGGCGTCGGCCGACAACGACACGTTCATCGACGGCCTCACGGCGTGGATACAGGCCGACCGGAACCTCGGCACGGCGCCCGGGACGACCGGCTACGTGCCGGTCGGTGCGGTCTTCCAGGCCGGTGAGGGCGGTCAGCGTGGCGGGGAAGACCTGCGGGTCACCTCGCTCATCCCTGTGCCGATCGACCTGGAGACGACGGTCATGTATAGCCAGGTCGACATCACCGTCTGCGAGGTACTGGTCACATGATCGCTGACAGCATTCTCGCGGTTCTCGTACGCATCGACGACAAGCTCGACAAGGTTTACAAGCTGCTCAAGTCCGAACAATCCACGGGCGCAACCGCGCTCACTCTCACTATTTCAGGAGGAACGATGCCTAACAGCCTCAGTGTTGACGCCACCGATGGTCTCGCGACCGTCCAGTTCACCGACGACCACGGCGACCCGACTGCCGGACCCAACGATCCCACAGCCGGCACTCCGATCGTCCCGGTGGTCACCTCGGACACCACGACCGTCGAAACTGTCGCCGCAGGCGTGGCGGGCACGACCCCCGGCCAGTTCACCTACGCCCTCACCGAAGTAGCCGTAGGCACCGCCAACCTGTCGGTTGCTCCGCTGGTGGACTCGGCCGGCAACCCCGTCCTCGACTCGGCTGGCGTGGCGTTCACGGACCCGGCACCGGTTCAGGTGACCGTTACCGCCGGTGCAGCTTCGGGTCTCACGCTGTCGGTGAGCGGTTGAGCGTGAAGGGTCAGTCGATCTGGCTCGTGCTGCTCGTGGTGCTGATCGTGTTGGTCATCCTCGGCGTAGTCGTCGTTCACTAAAGGAGCCCCAATGTCTGAAACACCTGACCCTTACCGCGACGTCCCCGAGTGCGACCAGGAGCAGCTCGTGGCGATCAAGGCCCACGACGAGAAGGTCGCGGCCGAGATCGCAGAGCGTGAGGGGACGGAAGCCGAGCCCGCGGAGAACTTCTCGCCTGCGGCCCCGCTTCGGAGCGTCCCGGTGCCGGTAGACGCCACGGTCCCCACAGACGGCACCACGTCGGTCACGCGCCTAACCGAACCCGAGCAACCATCCACCTGATCTCCCCGATGTCGGCGGCATCGGCTTTGTCGTAGTCCTTTCAGGCCCGAGGAGGCCCAGCCATGCCTTACATGTCAGCGTCGTCCTTCTTCGGGATCGGCAAGGAAGCCACCCGTGGAACCGGCACCACAGCCACGACGTTCATTCCGATCGAGCAGCCGGTCTGGACGCCGAACGTGAAGTGGTTGGAGGACAAGGGCTGGCGCGGTTCGCCTGCCACGGTCTACAGCCACCAGGCGGGCGTCAGAAACGACTCCTACGACTTCAAGGGCGCCGCGTTCCTAGACACCCTGCCGAACTTCCTGATGGCGATGCTCGGCGGCACAGACGTCGTCACCGGCTCCGGGCCGTACGTGCACACCTTCGGGATGCTCGACTCGATCGCCGTCGGCTCACAGCCGCCCAGCTACACGCTGAACGACTTCGACGCGGGCATGGCGGGCACCACGACCGCGCGCAGGCTCGTGGACGGGCAGATGGACACGCTGTCGCTGTCGTTCGCCGTCGACGCCGAGTTGTCGGTGTCCGGCAAGTTCATAACGAACGCCCTCACGACGGTCACCGCTCCGACGGACCTGTGGTCCTCAGAGGTCTTCGTGCCTGCGTGGAACTGCGCCGTCTCCTTCGGTGGCTCGCCGTCCTCCGTCGTCATCGACGGCTCGATCGACCTGAAGCGGTCCACCGAGCCGATCTTCACGCTCGGCCAGCAGTCGAGCTACCGCAACTGGGCCGGGCCGCTAGAGGCGTCCGGCAAGTGCAGCGCCGTCTACGAGAACACCGCTGACCCGCTCGCGGGCGCCACGATCATCACGGCCGGCACCACGCGGGTCATCACCCCCGTCACCTTCACCTTCACCGAGCCGGTGTCGGGCCACACGTGCCTGCTCCAGATGAGCCAATGCCAGCTGATGAACCCGAAGATCACCCGGGATGCCACCTACGGGAAGATCGAGTTCGACTTCTCCGCAGAGGCCAACACGACGGACACCACCGTCACGCACCACTTCGCACCGATCACCACCGTGATCACAAACGGACAAGCAGCCATTTACTAGACGAGGAGACAGATGAGCAGGAAGATCGACCTACCTGACGGCGGCTGGGCGGAGATCCGCGACCCTGCCGACCTGACCGAGCGCCAACGGCGCATCATCCGGCGCTCGTTTCCTGCGGGCGCCCGGCTCATAGAGAAGCTCAAGCTGATCCGCGAGGCAGCGAAAGCCACGAACGGTAACGGGACAGCGTCCGTCGACGACGCCGACCAAGCCGGCGGCGACATCTACCAGCACCTCGACCCCGACGAGCTGGAGGGCCTGAACGACATGAAGTGCGCGTCGATCGTCGCGTACGTGTCTACCTGGTCGCTCGGCCTCGCGCTGCCGCTCACGATGGACACCGTGCAGGATCTGCCGGGGCCGATCTGGGACGCGCTCGCGGCCGAGACGTTCGGCAAAGGTGACGGAGCCGAGAAGCTTGATGACGAGTCTCCGGGCGCCCTCTTAGACCGCAACAGCCCTCCCGTGCCCTCCTCGCCATCCGACGGCGAAGAGAGGGCACCAGCGTCGCAACAGTCGGAGGCAGAGACGCCAGCGACATCGAGCGCGAGTTCGTAGAGGATTACAACCTCTACAAGTTCTTGACGGCTATTCCCATGCCGAGGGAACAGGCGCTCAATGAGCCCGGGCGATGGATCGACCGCGTTGCCGCCTTCCGTGACATGGACGCTCAGGTCCGAGCCAAACAAGCGGGGCTGTGATGGGCGCTGACGTCGTGTTCCACTTCACGGGGTTCGCCGAGATGCGCGCGGCGGCAGACCGCATGGTGGCGCGCGCCAACGACGGCGCCAGGGAGATCGTGACCAAGGGCGCCTTCGTCGTCCAGAAGAACACCGTCGCAGAGATGGGTCACCGCCCGGGGCCGAACGTCATCACAGGCACCCTCGCACGGTCGGTGCGGATAATCGACGTACAACCCGTCGGTCCGGGCGTCTGGCGCTCACGTGTGGCGCCCACCACGAAGTACGGCAGACGGATCGAGCTCGGCTTCGGCAAGGGCGGCTCGCTCGGCATCGACAGCCTCGGCCGCCATTACCACCAGCCCGCCTTCCCGTCGCTTAAGCCCGGCATGGAGCGGTCGATCCCGGAGCTGTCCGATCTCGCTACGAGGATCTTCGAGGCGGCCCTGAGGGGGTGACATGGCAGGCGAGCTCCCCCCGGTAGTCGGCACGCTCGAGATGGACATCGCCGCCTTCATGGCGTCGATGCACGAGTTCACGGCCGAGCTGAACGCCGCAGCCGACTCCGCAGAGGAATCCGCTGCACGTGTCCGCGCTGCCATAGGCGGCCAGGTCGACGCAGAAGAGCTAGGAGCCGACAAGACCGCTGCGGCATCGGCGCGCATGGCCGGTGAGCAGGACGCGGCGATGGACTCGTCGGGAGCGCTCGCTTCTAAGACCCGCTCGGACGCCGAGGACGTCGGCGAAGACCTGTCGAACATGGCGTCGGTCGGCACCAAGGCCGACGAGGATCTCGCCAAGGCTCACGAGGATCTGTCGGGCAAGTCCTCCACGTTCGCTTCCAAGCTGTCGAACACCTTCAAGTCGGCCGGTGAGTCGCTGTCGAACTGGGGCATCCCGTTCTCGGGGTCCGTCACGAAGATGGGCGAGAACATCGACGAGGCCGAGACGAAGGGCAAGGGCTTCTCGCAAGCCATGTCCTCCATCGGCGGCATCGCCATGACGGCCGGTGTCGCCGGTGTCGCCGTGTTCGGTGCGGCTTCCGTGAAGGCGGCCAGCGACTTCCAGGAGTCGATGACCCAGCTCGTCACCGGCGCAGGCGAGTCCCAGAAGAACCTCGCCATGGTGTCGTCGGGCATCTTGAACATGGCCGGGTCGGTCGGCACGAGCGCGGGCGAGCTCGCCAAGGGCATGTACATGATCGAGTCGGCGGGCTTCCACGGGGCCGCCGGCCTGACGGTGCTGGAGGCCACCGCAGAGGGCGCCAAGGTCGGCACGGCTCAGATGTCGGACGTCGCGAACGTCCTGACCTCGGCCCTCAACTCGTACCACCTGCCCGCTTCGGCCGCCGTCACCGTTACGAACGAGCTCGTCGCCACCGTCGCCGCAGGCAAGATGCACATGCAGGACCTGGCGACGTCTATCTCGAACGTCCTCCCGATCGCCGCGTCGGTCCACCTGAGCTTCGCCCAGGTCGGCGGCGCTCTCGCCACCATGACCATGCAGGGCATGACCGCCCGGCGTGCGTCGATGAACCTCGCCAACATGCTGACGGCGATGGTCTCGCCGTCAGCGACGGCCTCGGCAGAGATGAAGCGGCTCGGGTTGTCGGCCAACCAGGTCGCGAATGACCTCGGCAAGCAGGGAATCACCGGCACGCTCGACGAGCTGACCGGTGCGATCCTCCGAAACACCAAGGGCGGCTCGGTCATGGCGACCGGGTTCGCCTCGATGTCACCTGCGGCGAAGGCGCTCTCCGAGCGGATCCTCGGCGGCTCCATCACGACGGATCAGCTCACCACCGCGCTCAAGGGGCTCAACCCCGAGCAGGCGAAGATGGTCACCAACTTCGAGGCTCAGGCCACGAGCGCCACGGGCATGAAGCAGACCTTCGACTCGGCGATGAAGACCATGACGGGCGGTCTCACCGGCCTCAAGGTCTCCTTACTGCTCGGTGGCGACAACGCCAAGACCTTCGCCGCCAACGTCCACTCGGTCGCCACGGCGGCCAAAGAGGGCGGCACACAGGTCCACGGGTTCAGTGACGTCCAAAAGGACCTCGGCTTCCAGATGGACCAGGCGAAGTTCGCCATCGACGCTCTCGCGATCAAGTTCGGCGACCTGCTCATCCCGAAGCTCGAAGACGTCATCCACTGGACCGCCGACGCCGTCATGTGGTTCGAGAAGCACAAGGTGGTCGCAGAAGCTCTTGGTGCTGCTATCGCGGGCCCGCTCGTGCTCGCCATGGGCATCTTCGCCGCCAAGTCAGCCATCGCCTTCGGACAGGGCCTCTACAGGGACATCTCCAAGGCAGCGTCCGCCATCAGCGGGTTCGCCGCCAAGATGTTCGGTCTCGGCGCGGCCAACGACGAGGCGCTCGCATCCGAAGAGACCCTGCAGGCGTCGATGTCACGGACCGCCGACGCCATGGAGTCGAGCGGTGCGGCCATCACCGAGAGCCTTCAAGCGATCAACGCATCGTTTCGTGAGCTGGCTGGTTCTGCAGCAGGCGCGGGCGAGGCGATGCAGGGCGATATGACCGAGACCGCCTCGGTTGCGGACGCCACGTCTGCCGACATCGTCGCAGCCAACGCAAGGATCGACGCTTCGAACGCCGGTGTCGGAGCCTCTGGTGGCGCCGCGGCCATGGGTGAGGAGGCCGGGGCCGCTTCGGGCGGGGTCGAAGAGCTGACAGGGTCGCTCGGCAGTCTGTCGAGCATTGCAATGCCCGCGGCGATCGCAGGACTCGGCACGCTTGCGCTGGCGGCTCACATGAATGCCGACGGGTTCAAGGCGGCGGCAGCTGCAGAGGCGCCGTTCTTCGCCGCCGCGAAGGCGGGTGCCACAACGATGCCCGAGCTCGCATCCAAGGCGAACAGCGTCCAGACCAGCATCTCGAAAGCGAGTGCCGCCTTCGCCTCGGGCAAGTTGAGCCTCTTCCAATACAAGGCCGTTGTGAGCGGCCTCCAGACGAGCCTGCAGCAGACCGACAAGGAACAGACCAACTACAGCTCGGGCCTCGATACCCTCACCGGCAAGTTCGGACTGACCTCTACCCAGGCGCAGTCCCTGGCGAAGGCCGTCGGGGTGAACCTGGACGACGCTCTCAGCAACGCCGACGTCGGCAAGGTCGCGGGAGAACTGAACACTCTGGCGAACCAGGCGGGCATGTCGTCAGGTGCTCTGATCTCCTTCGCCAACACGACGCACGAGACGTTGACGCAGGCCGCCTCCTACATCAGCTCGGCGACGTCGGGTGCGGCACAGTCGTGGTCGCAGTTCAGCGCCAGCCTCAACACCACGACCGGCCAGACCGCGGCTCAGACGAAGACCTTTTACAAGTCCCAGGAGACCGACGGCACCGATTTCGTCACGAACATTCAAAAGGCCATCTCCGACGGCTACAACCCCGCCTACATCCAGAACCTGCTCCAGCAAGGCCCACAGGCCGCAGGAGCGCTCCTTCAGCAGCTCGTGAGCGCTCAGGGCGCAGGAATGGCGGCGCTCGTCAACCAGACACAGGCGAACATCGCCACCCAGGGCCAGCGCGCCGTCACAGAGGCCCGGATCACCGCAGAGGGCGTCAAGTACGCGGGCACGCAGATGGGTAGCGAACTGTCGGCCGCACTCGCACTCGCACTCGCATCCACGTCGGCCAACGCCGGAGCGGAGACCGAGGCGGTGGTGAAGAAGTACAACCTCACCTGGCCGCAGGTGGAGTCGATCTCCAAGGCTTACGGCGGGGCGCTGTCGGCGTCTGCGCTCGCCGAGATCGGCACGACCTACTCCGCGTTCGGCAATCTCGGCGTGCAGGCGTCATCCGGCTTCGCTGCCGGGATCAACAACGGCCTGCCGCTCGTCATCTCACAGGTCGACCACATGGTCTCCGCCGCGGTCCAGGCCGGATCGGGCCACCTGAAGGCCGCCTCGCCATCCAAGCTCACCGAAGAGCTGTGGGGGCTCACCGCCGCACAGGGCATGGCCGCAGGGCTGAAGGCGGGCACCTCACAGGTCGTTGCGGCCTCAGTGCAGATGGTCCAGGAGGCGGCACTCCAGGCGCAACAGGTGGCACGGAACGCCTTCATGGCCGACGTGAAGCAACTCGCCGCCAAGGACCACGAGTCGATCGCCACGGCATCGGCAGACCTTCAGCGCTACTTCAACAGCGGCAGCTCGAGCGGTGGCGTCGCTCCGGCCACAGCATCGAGTGCCGGTGGTGCGGCGACGATAAGCGTCGCTCTGACCGTCAACGGCGCGGGCATGAACATGACCGAGCTGGCTGCGGCGATCCGCAGGGAGCTGCTCCAGGACCGCAGCATCACCACACTGCTCGGTAGGACGGCCGGCAGGAGGATCTGATGGCGCACGGCACCTACGTCCACGCCGACAACGCAACGGGGACGACCACGGCGTCCTCGGGTGCGGGCAGCATCAGCGTCGCTACGGTCACGGGCGCCTTCCCGACACCGAACGCCGCCCAGTGCTTCGTCGTCTCGATCGACGCGGGGAGCGCCAACCCCGAGCTGCAGATCGTGACCGGCGTCTCGGGCACCACGTTCACGCTCGCTGGCACGCTCGCCCACAACCACACGGCTGCACCGGTCGCACTCGTCATCACCGCAGAATCCCTCGCCAACTCGCGCGGCTCGATCGACGGCGTCATCGACTACGGCATGGACCCGACGGGCACGGTCGACTCCACGTCTGCGCTCAACAACGCGATCACCGCAGCATCGACGTCACAGCAGTCGTCGGCGGTCTATGCGAGGCCGGGCAACTACCTGTTCAACGGGACGATCGAGCACCTGGGCGCCTGTCGCATCTTCGGCTCGGGAAAAGCCACGCTGACCAACCAGGGACTGACGATCTTCTCAGGCGGCTCGTCACTATCGACGGCCCTTATGACCGTCCAGAACTCTTCGGGCGGCGGATACATCGCTCACGGCGCAACGGTTGAGAATATCGGGTTCACGTCGCTCGCCGCTACCCCCGCTCTCACGGGTCTCCAGCTGCTGAATTCCCAGGAGGGACTGTTCAGTGGATGCTCGTTCGACAACCTCTACAAGTCGGTCGTGGAGGACTTCTACCCGTCGACAACGGCCGGCTGCACCGGCAACCTGTTCATCGGCACTTCGATCAAGACCCCCGGTCTTCCCGGTGAGATGGCGATCTGCATCGGGCCTACAGCCTCTGGCGTGTTCGACTCGCACCACGGGGAGTGGTATCACACCAACATCACCCAGACACAGCCGGCGTCAGGCGTCTCGACCGGCGTTTATCTGGGGGTCGCTGACTCGTACGTCTTTAACGTCATAGATTGGTACACGTCGGGGTCGGGAACGCTCTGTCAGCGGGTATGGGCTGATTACACGATCGCCCCGTCTGGGCGATTCCCGGCAGACGTACAGTTCAACGGTCGCGTCGACCTGAACACCCAGTCCAGTTCCGCGCCGTGGGTGGTCACCGGGACCCCGGGCGCTGCCAACTACCCGTGCAGGGTAAGCGACCTCATCTGGGAGAACTCCCAGCCGCTGTCGGGCCTGCTCACGAACGTCGCCGGCCTTATCGCTCCGTTCAACGCGGACCAGACCGCGCACCTCGGCTTCGCCACCTCGGCACCGTCGACGCTCACGAACCCGAACACCTATCCGGTGCTCTTCTACGTGAGCGCCAAGGACGCCACCACCACGATCTCGATGATGGGCGGCACCGGCATCCTGATGAACAACGGCGGCACTATTCCGTTCCTCGTCTACCCCGGCCAGACGATCGCGGCGACGGGCTACACCGTGAAGCCCCTCACGCAACTCGTGCGCTGTGGGGTGACATGACCTACTGGTCGGCGACCCCCGGTGCGGCGATGCCCGGGTCGCTTCCTCCCGGCTACCTCGCAGGCGGGTCGACGCCACCGCCACCACCGCCGAGCCCGCTCGCGGTGCCGACCTACGACCTGCAGATCAGCTTCTGTGACCGCTGGAGCGCGTTCCCCGAGTGGGTGAACGTCACCCAGTGGTGCGAGAACGGTCGCACCGTTATGGGCCGTCAGCACGAGCTGCAGCTGACAGAGGCGTCCCAGGGCATCTTCACGATGGACAACCGGACGGGGCTCTTCTTCGGCTGGAACACCGAGTCGCCGTTCTACAACCTGATCGACCTGGACACCGCCGGTATCGACAACCTGACGGTCGGCACGTGGACGCCGAACCTGAACTGCACCATCGCCGTGGACACGTCAGCGGGCTACGACTCAGGTGGCGTGCTGTCGCTGACCGCCGTCGCATCAGGCGACATGGACGCCATCACGGGCAGCTACCCGGTGACGGCGGGTCAGTTCTACACCGGCATGGGTGCGTTCAGCATCGGCTACGGATCTGTAGAGAACGTCGCAGTCGCCTTCAAGTGGTTCAACGGGTCGACCCCGATCGGCTCGCCGGTCTACGGCGCGACGGTCCTAGAGACCGGTGGGTTCCAGAAGGCCACCGTCACAGCGCAGGCTCCGGTCGGTGCGACGAACGTCGCTCTCATCGCCAGGGTCTACGGACCGAACACAGGCGATACCCACTTCGTCGACCGGACCGGCATCACGACGCGCTACACGGACATCAGCTCCGGCTACACGCTCGACAACACACAGTGGGGGCCGGGGCAGCTCGGCCTCGCGGTCGACCGCACGGTCTGGCTGCAGGCGACGTGGGCGTCTGTGACGTACCCGATCTACTACGGATTCATCGAGTCGGTGGTCCCGCAGATCCCGAACGAGATGGGCGGCAACGCCCAGATGAAATGCACCGATGCTCTCGGCATCCTCGCCAAGCAGGAACTGAACGACTCGGCCTATGTGGCCGCGGTGGAGAACGACCTCACCTCCGCGGGTGGTGGTGGCGGTTCGTACTGGCAGTGCAACGACGCCATCGGATCGCGCCAGCTCATCGACTCGAACCCCGCAACCGCCCGCACCGCTCCGCTGTTCGGCTACTTCGCACTCGGCTCGGGTGGCTCGCTCGCCTACACGACGTCGACGTCCATCGACTTATCGAACGACCAGACCGGATCGGCTCTCGGTGGTGGCGGCTGGGCGCAGCTCCCGGGCGGCTGCCTGCCTGCGAGCCTCTCGGCGCACGCGTGGTCCTTCGAGTGCTGGATCAACACCTCGTTCACAGCGACACAGACGCTTCTGTGCGACTCGTCGGGCGCAGGGCTCATCGTCCAGATCACCGGCACCATCACCGCCGCAGGGTCGGCGGGCAACATCACCGGGCTAATCCCGGTCGACGACGGCAACTGGCACCACGTGGTGCTCACCTACGACGGGACGTCTACGACCACGCTCTACGTGGACGGCGTCCGGGACATCTCGTCAACGGCCGTCACCTTCACCGCCGGTAGCTACTACCTGCTCGGCGCCCTTCTCACCCCGAGCTTCTTAGGGAACACCACCTTCGCAGCGTTCGCAGGGACCGTCGACGAGGTGGTGGCATACCACGGGGCGCTCACGCTCGCGCAGATCCAGAATCACTACACGCTCGGCTCTGTCGGCTTCGTGAACCAGTTCTCCGGCCAGATGATCCAGGCGTTCTTGGAGATCGCAGGCGTGCCGTCCGCGTTCTTCAGCTGCGCGACGGGCATCTCCACCGTCCGCTCTCCTGTCGCACCGCAGACGACGTCACCGGGACAGCCGCCCGCAGCGATCACCTACAAGGTGCTCGAAATGATCCAGCAGATCACAGACACCGAACAGGGCTTCTTCTTCCAGGATGCGACCGGCATCATTCGCTTCTACGACCGGCACTACCCGCTGACGCACCCGACGTCGATCGCACCGCAGGCGACCTTCCAGAACACACCGGTTGGCCTGCCCTACCTGGGCGCCGACTTCCAACCCGCCATCGACGACCTCGACCTGTGGAACGACGTACCCGTCCAGCGCTCATCCACGGCGTCTGTCAATGGCGTCAGCCAGATCGTCGCCCAGGGTGCCGTGTTCGAGACGACGAACCCCAACTCGATCCAGCACTTCGGCAGGCGCACCCTCGCGGGCTACACCGCCGTGCTCTACGTCAGCGACATCGACTCGCTCGGGTTGAGCCAGTGGCTGTGCTACATCTACGAGTGGCCGTTCATCAGGGTCCGCTCGATCACGACGTCGTCCGTCATCAACAACGGAAGTGACCTGCCGTACATGCTCGGCCTGGGTCCGCTAGAAGCGATCCAGGTCAACTACCAGCCGCAGGCCGCCTGCTCGGAGTTCAGCCAGACCTCACAGATCGAGCAGATCACCCACATCTTCGGACCTGACCAGTGGGACACGATGTGGCGGCTCGCGCCCTTTGTTAATAACGACATGTGGTTCACGGTTGACGATCCGGTGAGAGGTGTGACCGACACGCCCGGCATCCTCGTGGCGTTCTAGGAGGCAACCGTGGCGACCTGGACTCCACCGTCGGCCTATCCCGCGGCCACGATGCTCCCGTCGTCGTGGCTAAACGAGTTCGTCATCGGGAATACCGAGTTTCTGTCCACCCCGCCGATGTTCAGAGCGACCAAGAGCCTGGCTCAGACAATCACAGCCGGTGCGGGTGCCACGATCATCAATTGCAGCCCAACCTCCTACGACACCGTGTCGGGCTACGCGAACCCGATCTACACGATTCAAACGGGTTGCGCCGGTTATTACGACATAAACGCCACGACGAACGTCACCGCGGCCGCCGGTACGGTTGCTTGGTCGTTCCTAGTCACCCAGAACGGCACGCAGGTCGGTCCCGGCAACAACAAGGAGACACCGTCGGGTCAGAACGACACCGGTGTCATCGCAGACTGTGTGTACGCGGCGGTCGGCGACACGTTCTATCTCGCCGCCTCCTGCGTCAGCGTGAACCTCACCATCACCATCGCAACGACCTTCGCCATGAAGTGGCGCAGCTTCTAACCGAAAGGGGCCGACATGGCCGTTAGCGGCAATGTGTTCTTCAACGGTGTCGACCAGGCCGTCCTCACCTCGTGGGGCACCGGGTCACGCTTCAAGGCTGCCCTGTTCAACACGCAGCCCACACTGTCGACGGCGCTCTACTCGTCGCTCACGGGCGAGGTGGCGAACGGCAACGGCTACCTGACCGGCGGTCTCGCTCTCCCGTCACCGACCCACGTCGTGACCGCGGCGGCATCGTGGGGCGTCTCGTGGTCGGCCGCTGCATTCACCGTGAATCAGGTCGTGAAGTCATCCGGTGCTGCCGGGTACCTGTTCCGATGCGTCACCGCTGGCACCGCAGGTGGGTCGGCACCGACTCAGACCACCGAAGGCGCGTTGGACACCTCGTCCACCACGGCACTGTTCGTCAACTGCGGGCAGTCGATCGAGGTCTGGTCCTCGTCCGCGTGTGTGTGGACGGCATCGGGTGGCTCGATCGGACCCTCACAGTGGGCGGTCATCTACGACACGACCACGTCGGCGAACATCATGCTCATCACCTTCGGGCAGTCGAACACCGCGAGCAATGGCAACACCTTCACGGTCACGCCCGACCCGACTTACGGCTACTTCTTCTCGTTGCCCCAGTAATCCGGGCTCATGCCGGCTCCGAACATCGTTCAGGCCGTAGGCGCGTCCGGCACCACAGCCACCACGCTCGGCATATCGGTCGCCCATCCCGCACTTGGCGACCTGATGGTCACCGCGTTGCAGGTTCGCGGGCTAGCCTCGCACATCTCGGCCATTTCGGTCTCTGACAACGGCTCCAATGCCGGATGGACGATTTCCTCGAGTCTCCAGGCAGCTGCTAGTTCTGACTTCCTGATTGCCTATCGCACGGCAACCGCTACGGACGTCACGTCACTGACGTTGGTCACCTGGGGTTGGACGACCGCAGGGACGAAAACGGTTGCCGAGTTCGACGAGTACAACACCGGATCGGCGTTTGTTGGATTAGCGACGCTCGACCCCGGCGGCGCCGGCGACGCAGTTCACACCAGCACGACGTCGATATCCACCGAGATCACCGGAACCGGAGCGACGTCCCATCCTGTCGAACTGGTCGTCCTGGCCGCCGCCCAGGCGACCACCAACGGTGGCAGCGTTGCCTGGACCTCCAGTCACACGGCATCGCTGCCGACCCCAACGGCGACGAGTCCAACCGGCACGCCAGCGCCGACACTCTTAAACTGCGCGTTTTCCGTCACTTCGGCTGATCTGACTTCGGCAGTCACGGCTACCGAATCTTGGTCAACCGCCCAACAATGCGCCATTTGGTCCTTGGCGTTTTACGACCCGAACGTGCCTGCCGTTTCACTAGTTGGTGCGCCACACGTTGAAATAGACACTCGTCCGGCCAGGGTTGCCGTTCCCGTAGCTGTCCCGGTCACACCAGTTCCAGTCGACCTCGGCGCGCGGTCGGCATCGGTGACGGTTCCCGTAGCTGTCCCGGTCGCGGCTCCCGCGGTTGAGCTGGCCACGCTCCCTGCATCGGTGTCGTTGCCCGTCGGAATCACCGTCTCGGTCACCGCTCCAGCGTTCGAACTGGTATCCCGGCCGGCGGCGATAGCTGTCCCGGTCGCGGTGGGAGTCACCCCCGCGGCGGTAGAGGTGCCGACGGGCACACCGCTCGTCGGGATCGGCATCCACGTCTCGGCGGCCGCGGCGCTCATCGAGGCGCTCTCACGCGGTGGGACGGTATCTGTCCCGGTCACAGTCGCCGGTAAGCCCGGTGTCATCGAGCTGGCGGCGACGGTTGCGGGCGTCGGCATCGGCGTCCACGTCGGCGCTGTCCCGACGCTCATCGAAACGGTGCCGGGTATCGCTCGGCTCACCGTCCCGCTCGTCGTCCAGGGCGTAAGCGTCCCTGTCGAGCTCGTAACGGGTTCACCGGGCGTACAGACGCCGGTAGCCGTAAGCGCGCAGCCCGTCGCCGTAGAGATCGCCCTGCGGGCCTCTGCGGCCGGTGCGTCGATCGCCATCCAGGTCGCAGAGACGCTTGCCGAGCTGATCGGCGCCCGGGTCACCGTCACCATCGCAGTGCCACCCGAGCCCTTCCCGATCTTCGTGGCAGAACCCCGCCAGATCACCTTCCACGCGGTGAAGCGCCCGATCACCTTCGTGGCGTCCGAGCGCCCGAACACTTTCGAGGGGACGCCGTGACAATCACCATCGCACCGAGCATCCAGCCAGGCGACATCGTCTACACGACGCCCGCCCGCTTCGAGGTGACGACGCTCGAATCGGTAAAGACGCCCGGGTGGGACACGACGAACTACCTCGTCGGTGCGGAGACACCCACCTCGCCCGTCGTCGTGTGTTGGGACCAGACGGCCAACGCGCTCGTGACGCTCACGGATTCACCGTCCGTCACCGGCAACGTGATCGTCCAGCCCGTCCGCGGCTCTGCGCTCACCGCACGGCACCTGTACCTGCTCCGCGTCACCTTCACGGCGTCTGTCACCGACAACGTGTGGGAGATGGACACCCAGCTCTACTGCCCGCTGTAGGAGGCGACGTGACCGGAACGACAGCAGGGTTCCTGAACGCGGTCTCCACGCCGCCCATCTTCGGCACGCCGTACTCAGAGACCGATGGCGGTGGAGTGACGCCGGGTGTCGGGCTCGACTGCTCGGGCACGGTCATGGTCGGCGCTGCCACGCAGGGCGTCACCATCCCAAGAGACACGACCGAGCAATGGGCGGCGGCTCTCGCCAAACAAAACATGCGCGTCGTCGCGAACACGCCTGCGGATCCGGTGCTCGGTGGCGATCTCGTTTACTTCTACGTTCCCGGTGACGGCGGCCAGGCACCGCAGCACGTCGGCATCTACATCCGCCCGGGCTGGATGATCGACGCTCCGCACACCGGACTCACCGTCTGCGAGCAGCCGATCCCATATCTGCCGGGAATCATCTGGCCTTTCGGGTATGCCCGCATCGCCTTCGCAACAGTTCCACCCCCGCCGCCCCCACCCCCACCGATCGAGGAGACAGACATGGCAGCAGTAGACCCCGGCTCCGGCGGCATCTGGGTGACCGATCCCACGGGCGCGGTCTTCTGCTTCGACGGAGCGCCCTATCTCGGCGGGCTGAACAACCACCCGGAGTGGCACGCAGGCAACGCCGGAGACCCGGTCGTCGGCATCGTGCCGTGGAAGGGCAACGGCGTGAACGAGGGCGGCAACGGGTACGCGATCGCCACCAGACCCACGGGCTCGAAGGCACCCGACCTGTATCGCTTCCCGCGCTCAGGTGTGTACGCGAAGTCGTAGCAACCCCGGGGGGGGATTATCCGATGACAGCACCAGGAGATGCCCACACGCCGCCGTGGTGGCAGGAGAACCCGACCGCGCTTACCAGCCTTGCCGTCGACCAGGCGAAGTCCGACCTGCGCCGGGAGATTCAGGCGCTCAGGGACTACACCACGTCAGAGCTGCAATGTGAGCGCGAGTTGCGCACGGTCGGTTTGACCAGCGAACACGACCTGCGCCTGTCGGAGCACCACGCACTCGAGAACGTCGTCGTCGCCCTCAACACGGCATCGAGCGCGGCCCTCAGTGCTGCACTACAGGCCGCCAAAGAAGCCAACACCAAGCAGGAGCTGGCGTTCACGAAGCAGATCGACGCCATCGGCACGCTCATCCAATCGGCTGCCAACACTCAGGACGCCCGCACCAAGGCACTCGAAGGTCGGCTCGACCGTGGCGAGGGCCTGACACAGGGAGTCGACAAGTCGGGGGCGGACTTCCTGTCCCGCCTGGCGATCGGTATCGCTGCGCTGTCCGCGTCCGGCTCGGTGATGTTTCTGATCGTCGCAGTAGCCACTCACGGCAAGTTCTGAAACACCAATCGAAAGGACCCTGACCTATGTCGAAGATCCGCGCCACCCTTGTCGCGTTCGTAGTCGCATCGGCGGTGATCGCAGGCGCCGTCGTAGCGCCCGCTCAAGCGGCAACCTCCGCATCCACGCCTGCGGTGACAACTTGCTCTCCGGTCAAGTGGTCTTCTTCAGACGCCGAGGGCACGCACAACTACGCGAACGGGGACGTCGTCCAGAACGATGCGTGGAACGGAAGCCACGGGCCGCAGACGATCTACGCCTGCAAGAAGGGTGAGTTTTACGTCACCACTAATCAGCCCAACGATGGTGGCGCCGTGGAGACGTATCCCAGCTTCGGCACGCAGTGGGACGACTCCGCGTATTACAGAGCCATCGACACCTTCACCTCCGTCGAACTCAGCTACTCATTCCAACTGCCGAGCTACAGCGCAGCTCATGCTGACGAAGCAGTGGACGACTGGGTCGGTGGCCAGGAGACGATGATCTGGCACTACTGGACACAGCCGAAGGGCGTCTACCCGCCTCCTGGCGCCGTTCCGGTGACGATCGGCGGGGTCGGGTACACCGTCTACCACTCGGGCTCTTACACCTCCTTCTACCGAGACGTGCAGGTGCAATCCGAGACACTCAATGAGGTCCCGTTCTTCCAGTACGAGGAAGCCCAGGGCTGGCTCGCTCCGACGGCGGTCGTGGACCAGTTCACCAACGGTGTCGAGGTCAGTGACACCGTCGGAACGCAGACATTCTCCGAGCTGTCCACCAGCCTCACGATCTCATAAGGCATCGACGCTCTCAACGTGAAAGGAACCACGTGAACATCGACCTCAACAAGCAGCAACTCGGTAGCTTCGTTCGCCAGCTCGCCGCCTTCGTGGCGATCGGCACGCAGGTGGCCAACGTCGGCCACCTCGGAACAGTCCGACCGATCCTTGTCGCCGCGGGTGCGATCCTTCTCGCGATCGAGCACTACGTGGGCGACCCGTCGACCGGGTCGACGCCGCTCACCGAGGCGACTGGCGTGGCCGTGTCGACCGCCCCGCTGCTTCCCTCGACCTGGGTAACTCCTCCGAGCGCCACGGGGACATCCACGGTGGTGATGGACGCCCCAAAAGCGCCAGCACCGGGAGCGGTGCCTCAAACGTAAAGCGCAACACCACCCTCGCCGCGGCCGCTCTGGTGGTTGCGGCTGGCGTGGGCGTGGGCTTCGCGGCCGCGCATCAGACGTCGACACCGGCGCCACCGAAGCCGACCGTCATCAACGTCGCCGTGCCGTCCTCGATCAACACCACGTGCGCGACAGACGACACCCAGGCGCTCGGAGCGTTCTTCTACTCGCTGGCGCTCCAACCGAAGCCGGGCCCGACGACGGTCGTCCACTTCGGAAGCGACTGCCTCCAGGTCGACGGCACGCTGTTTCTCCGCGGCCTGCAGAACCTCACCATCACCGGCGGCAAGTGGGAAGAGACCACAGCCAACGACGTCGCCACGGGTGACTGGTCAGGTGTCGGCCCGATCCGGCCCGCCTACTGCGGGAACACGGGCTACACCGACGACAAGGCCGACCTTTACACGCTCAACCCGTTTACGCTCATGTGGGCCTGGGAGGGCGGCTGCGACATCACCATGAAGAACATGACGATCATCGGACCGAACACCGCCGCCACGTCGGGGCAGTACAAGCTCGAGCAGGACAGCCTGGTGAGCTTCTACGGCACCCAGAGGGCGCTGGTTGACAATGACGTCATCCGCAACCCTTACGGCGACTACGTGACAGCCACGGGGATGCACGAGGTCAACGGAACGCCGGCCGCTGTCCCGGACACTGACATCACCGTCGAGAACTGCCACCTGTCCGGATCGGGCCGCCAAGGTCTCTCGGTCATCCTCGGAGAGCGGGTCGCCTTCGTCCACAACACGATCAGCTCGGCTCACGCCACGGTGTTCGACGTCGAGGAGGACGGGGTCGGTGTGGCGCCCACGGATGACATCACGATCGCGGACAACACGATCGTGGGCTTCCACTACGCCGACGTGCTCAGCGCCCAGACCGGAGCGCCGATCGACCGCCTCGCCTTCACCGGCAACGACCTGATCGACGGCGGTCAGATGCGGGTGATCGTGAACGACCTTCTGCCCGGTTCTGACCTGCGGTTCTCCAACAACACCGCCACGGCGGCTTCGACGGGCATGGACTTCACACAGCCCGCCTTCAGCATCAAGGGCGTCACGAACGTGGAAGTGGACGACAACACGATTCCGCTCGGGAAGGGTGGCCTGGCGGTCCTACCGGCCGGATCGGTGCTCTGTACCGGGACCATGTGCCCCGACCCGTCGCCGGTGACCGCGCCCGCAGCGCCAGCGCTCCCGTAGATGTGGTTCTGGCAGCGGTTCCTGGAGCTGTGGTCGACCAGCCAGCCGAAGGGCCAGCGAGTGGAGGACAAGGTCGCATGGGCTCTAGAGATCTTGGACCTTTACTGTGATTCAGTTCCTTCACTGGCTTTGGGAGCGCATTCTCGCTGACGGGTGGCCCCCCGACGACTCACGCATCGCCCCCAATATTGTCGCCTCGGTCGTCCAGTGGATCATCGTCGCGGCGGTCATGTACGCGATCTGGCCCCGGTTCCGCCACGCTCTCGACCACTGGATCAAAGGGCACCTGCACCAGCACCACATCGAGCACTCAGAAGCGATAAAGGCGCACCTGGACGCCCACATGGCGACGCTGCGCAAAGACCTCGGGCTGGACAAACCGACTCCGGTTCGCAAGCCCACCACCAAGTCGACCAAGCCCGTCGTCCCGACCAAACGGGCGGCAACGACACGACCAAAGGAGACCAAGAAATGAGCTTTTCAGCAA